CAATGGCCTTGGACCCTTCGGCCAGCGCGGGGGCGGCGCTTGCCCAGCCCTTGCCAAGTGCCTCTGCCGCCACGGCCGCGCGCAGCTGCGGGTCTTCAATGCTGGTGAAAATATCGGACAGTTGCTTGAATGCCTCCAGCGGGTCTTTAGCCGTGATACCGATCTTGGCGAACTTTTCCGGCGCCTTGCCCATCTCCAGGGTCAGCTTGTTCATGGCCTGAGCCATACCGGTCAAGTCGCTGCCGGTCTGCTTGGACATCAGGCTGATACCGGCCAGCTTGCTCACCGCGATGTCGGTGGTCTTGTTCAGGTCGTTCAGCTGGTCCTGGAAGTCGATGGCGCTTTTGATCCAGGTGCCAAAGGCGGCGGCACTCAGGCCGCCCCCGATGCCACCCAGCGCACCGCGCATCTGTGCGGCAGCGTCGTCAAAGCCGCGCGCGGTACGCTGGACAAGGCCAAGCGCCTTGTTCATGTCCTCGCGCAGCCTTGCGACATCGGCCGCCAGCTGAATCTCAAGCGTCCCTGCGTTCATGGATTTCCTTCACATCGCCCGCAACGAATCCCGCATTGACTGCGCGGCCCGCTGTTTCGCTTTGGTGGTGTCGATTTCGCTGACCCGGTACGGAGCCGGTCGCTTGCGGTCGCTGGCGCTGTTCAGTTCGCCCACAAAGGCTTGCGACAGTTCGCGCAGGGTTTGCGCTTCCTGCCGCGTCAGGCGCAGGCCGTTGGCTTGCTGCCAGGCCCTGATTTCCGCGCTGGACAGCGGCACAAGGCCCTGCCCGGTGTGCATGCCAGGCCCAGCGTCAAAGAGCCAGTTCAGGAACCTGTGCCCGGCCAGCACGGGCGGCATGGGAGGTTCGATGCCGTCGTCTGTCATCCGCTGCAGCCGACTGAGCCGGTCTGGCGGTGGTGGTTTCTCGCCCTGCTTGGGCTCGCGCGGGTCTGGCACGGCGCGAAGCCATGCCATCTGCCGCACGTGCAGGATCAGGTCTGCGCGCTCAGCGGCAAAAAATTGCCCCAGTCCCCCTGGAACTTCAGCACCTGGTTGGTGATGTAGCCCAGCTTCGTATTGCCGTAGATCTGCTCGGCGGTGCCGGGGAAGTTGTGCACAGCCTTGGTGACTGCCACAAGCTTCTTGATCTGCGCGGCGCGGCGCTCGGCCACTTCGTCCTTGGCGGTCTTGCCGCGAAGGGTCTGCATCATGCGTTCACTGTTCGTGCGGTCGATTTCGACCTGGGCCTTGAAGTCCTGCTCGGAGCCGGGGCCGTACAGCTCGATCTGCACGGGCTGGCCGTTGTACATCATGGGCTGGCCGTTGGGCAGCAGCACGTCCATCAGGGCGGTGTCTGCTGCCTCGAATTGCGCCAGTTCAAAGGCGCCGGCCGGGTTGGCCTGGATTTCAGGTGCGTTCATTGTGGGTTACCTTTCGCGGGTTGGTAAAGAAAAGCCCGTGCCCCAGCCACCGCGCCACCCGCGAAGGAGGCGACAGCAGCCGGGGTCGGTGCAGGGGTGGCCGGATGGCCGGGATCAGGTCGCGGCGACGATGACGGGGGCGCGGCAGACTTCAAAGTCCACTGCGATCTTGCGAACGTCGTCAACGGCGCCGTCCTGGAATTCGCGCTTACTGACCAGCACGTCCAGGTAGTGGATTTCAGCCGTGGATTCGCCCGCGCGGGTCGGGTAGCTGATCTTCACGGAGTAGCGCGCCGTCGATTCGGCAGCCGCTTCGATGATGTCCTGGCCGGCATCGCTGGGCAGGTTGCCCACGATCAGGTTCATGGTGCCGTAGTTCTTGGCGCCTTTGAACTTCTGCACGACCGCGTTAGACACTGCCGTGAACGTCGAAACGTTCGCAGTGACGCCGTGATTGCCGAAGTTTTCGATTTCGCCAACGGTCGTGTAGGTGATGCCGCTGGCGCCATACCCAGCTGCGTTGTACGTGGCGGGCAGGCTGGCGCTGATCGCCAGCGTTGCGCCGCTCATCGTTTCGAGAACTGTTCCTTCTGCCATGATGATTTCCTTTCGAGAATGAAAAAAGCCCGTCTGCGGAAATCGCGGCGGGCGGGCTTCCCCTTTCGGGGAACTGGACGCAAAAAAGCCCGCTTGCGGCGGGCTGTTGCTTGTGTGGTTTGGGCCTACTCGGTGTAGGTCACGATGTAGTCAATGGAGCCCATGTACAGGCCGGCCTCGTCGGTGAAGTCGGGGCCTTCGGTGTCGATCAGGATGCTGTCCACGGCCACGCCATTCACAGATCCGCGGGAGCGGGGCAGAGCGGCGCGCACCAGGGCCAGGATGGATTTCTGGGTTTCGTAGCTGGCCGCCATCACCGTGACCTGCACGCGCGAGACACACAGCTTGGACGCGGCGTTGACCATCTGCGGGCGCACAGTGGACACGTGGGTGACGGCGATGGTCGGGGGCTGCGTGCCCTGCGGAACGATGCCGCCGAATATCCGCGCGGCGGGAACCTGCGCGGTCAGCGTGGCATTGTTCGCCAGCAGGTAGCGAACGGCCTTTACGTCAGACACGCTTCGCCTTTTTGCCGTAGCTGCTCGCGGGCACTTCGGGCAATGCCTCGCCGGTCCCGTCGTTCATCACAAACCACTCCACGATCACGCCGCGCGCCGTCAGCTCAGCCTCCAGCGCCTTCAATGCCTCGGTCAGTCCAATGTAAGCGCCGGTATCCACTTCGTCGTCGTGCCAACGGCGCTGGGTTTCTGGTGCGAAGCCGGCCAGGATGATCCGGGATGCGCCCATCAGGGCAGCAACGCGCACAGCGGTCAGGCCGCTGTTATGAATTTCGATCACCCGCCCAGCCTCCATCTGCACGCGCTCCCAGCGCGGCCCGATGTACAGGGCGTCCAGGTCGTCATCCAGTACGCCAGTAACGCGCAGGCCAGCGAACTCCCGGTATTCCTGCGGCCAGTTGCCTTCCATGCAAACCAGCATGTCGGCGTCAGGGGCCAGGCGGTGGGTGTGGTTGACGACGATGCGGCGATGCTCGCGCAAGGCGTCAGCAACCTCTTGGCTCATGCTCGGTCCAGAGGCCAGCACGGCAACGGTCTGGCCTTGCCATTCGGGGGTGATTTTCCAGGTGGTGGTCATTCGGCTTCAATCTCCACGGATGAGGTATCCAGCCCGTTCTTGGTGGCCAGACGCCGTTTCATGTACTGCGCAGCGGCGACTACAGCGTCCTGCGCGCGCCCGTCCAGCGCCGGGCGCAGGAACGGCTTTGGCCTGGCGCCGGGGTGCTGCACGCCTTTGACAAACAGGCCACCGAAGAACAGGCCCTTTTTCGACTTCGCAACGATCTTGTGCGCCGCCGTGCCGTACTCAAGCCATGGAGCGATAAATGCGTGCTTTCCAGTGGCCTTGACCTTGGCCGTCACGCGGCCCCTGCGGCTGTTGGTCGTGACCTTCAGCCCATTGCGCAGCAGGCCGCTGTCCACCGGGACGTTGGCCTTGGCCTCTGCCATCACGACATTGGCCCCGGCACGCAGCGCGCCGCGCAGGACGCTTTGCTCCACCTTGGCGGGCAGTTGCTGGAGGAACTTGTTCAGGTCAGCCAGACCCTTGACTTTTACATCCGCCATCAGGTCGCCTCACCGGTCGTCGTGAAGTCAGCCGCCATGAACTCAAGCCCAATTTTCCGCCCCAGCTCCACCGGCTGGGCAATGATCTTCATCACGCGGTCGCTGCGGTCCAGGTAGATCACACGCATGGCGCTGTTGATGCCGGGCACGTACCGCATGCGCACGCGTGCCGGGCGCTCGGCAATGCGGATGCCGTCCGCTTGGCTTTCGCCGCGGCTTGGCAGCACTTCCTGAACTGTTGCCCAGAACGTCCCGTAGGTCGTCCAGGAACCCGGCTGCGGCCCGTAGGCGCCGTCTGTCGTGCCCTGCTGCTCGATGCGGATGCGCCGATCCAGCGGCCCCAGGTCTGGCGTCACGAAAAGCTCCAGTCCTTGATGGTGTTCAACAGGGAATCGCGGGCGGTTTCCATGGCCTCGCGCTCTGCCGGCGTGAACACGTTGCGGGTGTAGGTCAGGCTGATGTGCATCAGCATGCCTTGGCGCACGGCCTTGGGCAGTACGGCGTATTCAGCCCCCGCCCCGGTCGCGCCGTACCCGGTCACGTAGCGGATGCGTACGGCGTCAGGAATGTCCTGCGTGGCCGGCCAATAGTTCCCGCTTGTCGGCGCCACGGTGCGCGATTCCCCGTAAGTGCTCAGGGCGTAGGCGCTGCCTGTAATCGTCTGCTCGGTCCCGCTGGTGTCGGTGTACTTCACGCTGGTGATGCTGGCCACCGGGGCGCGCGGCAGATCAATGCGGTCGTCATCGCTGTCCGGGAACTCGTCAAGCGCCGCCTCCAGGGTCTGCTGCGCCAGTGCGCGCTTGGTGTAGTGCTCTGCGTGCTGGCGGGCTCCGGTAATCAGGGCGTCAATGATGGCGTCATCCGGGTGTGATCCACCCATGTCGT